CAGGTAATCAAGGGAAGCACCCGACACACCATGAACAACACCGAATGCGTCCAAGGTATTGTAATTGACATCTGCTCTCGTTCCTTCTTGCTTTTGGGAGATCAAGGTGATGAAAAGTTTGTTGAATGTGATAGTGTTGATGAGTTTATGAATGTGTTAAACTATGTGACAGAAAATCTTGAAGATGACCAAATCGAGTATGCTGACCTTGCTGTTTCCTCATAAATAAACCAACTATGGAAATCTTTACCGTGAAAGAGTGGGAAGAAAACTTTGATGAATTGTTTGAAAGAGTTGAAAACGGAGAGACAATAGGTATAATGGGAGACGATGGTAAGGCGGCAGTGATGGTTCCTGCCGATGATGAACTTTTCCGAATATACACTGAGAATAATAACGAAGCTCAGTAAGTTCATCCTTTTCCTTGCTCGTGAGACTTGGTAGTCAGAGGAGTTTTATAAACTCTTTGCGGCAGATTACCGCCTTTGAGATGGTTCGAATCCATCCACGAGTACCTTGCTCGTTTAGCAATCTGTCGAATGCAATCGTCTCATAAACGATCGAAGGTGGGTTAGATTCCCACAACGAGCACTTGACAATCAGCACTCTGAGTGTTATGATTGTCTCATCGGGTGATTGGCGCAGAGGTAGCGCAGTAGATTTACATTCTATTGGTCACTGGTTCGAATCCAGTATCACCCACTAGACCATTAGCACTCTTTGAGTTATAATGGTCTCATATCACGGGAGTGTGGTGGAATCGGTAGACACACCAGACTTAGAAAATTGAGCCTCATTTGAGAAATCTTATGAGTGTAACTCCTCAAATTCGGGGAAACCTGTAAAATGGCAATCCCGAGCCAAGCATCGTAAGATAAAGGTGTAGAGACTAGACGGGGAGCACCTAAACCGAAAGGTATGGTGAAGGGATAGTCCAGACCACAAACCGCAAGGGCAAGGAAACTTGTAGTGGTAAGAAAATCTGTTGACCATTACGGTCGTGCGAGTTCAAGTCTCGCCACTCCTACTTTCTTAAAACGCAACTTTTACTAAATAGTATTAAGTATTCCTTTTTAAAATGGGACAATATAGAAATTATACTGATGCTGATTTTATAGAAGCATGGACTACTAGTGGGTCTATCAGACAAGTTCTTGGAAAACTTGGACTGGTAGAAGCTGGAGGAAATTATGCTTGTGCCAAAAAAAGAGCAGATGCTTTGGGATTGACCAAAGAGCATATGCACGGGCAGAGTTGGAATAAGGGTAAAAAAGTTGGCCCAAAAAGACCAGTTGAAGAATATTTGTCAAATCAAAGACCTATTCAATCATACAAACTCAAAAATCGATTACTAGCAGAAGGTCTTAAACAACATAAGTGTGAGTGCTGTGGTATAAGTGAATGGAATGGACAACCAGCACCAATAGAACTTGACCATATTGATGGAAACAGGTATAATAATATTATAGAAAACCTCCGTATTCTTTGTCCCAACTGTCACGCACAGACTGATACCTACAGGGGTAAAAATAAATAAAACTCAGGGGAAGGAGTTTGCCCCACTATCAGTAAAGTCACTCTGCGAGAATCGATATTAATATTATGGGTTTTCTCCTATGGGTAAGTGGTGATTATAAGGTTCCTGGTGGTGCGGGAACCTTTTTTCTTGGAAATAAATAAAATTAAACAGAATGTTATGTCTTATACAGTAACGACAAAGAACTGTTGGTATAACGATCATAAAGTTATAGTGAAAATGTTCTTCTTGAATGATGTTCCATTTACCTTCGATGATTTGCCAGAAGGTTATATGTATGACTATGAAATAGTACAAGAAGCAGAAGAAAATAAAGAGTATTCAGTAGATGATATTTACAAAGGTTCTAACTATTTGATATTGGAAAATTGCCATCCTTGCTTTGATCCGATAGAGATATTAAATCCAGAAAATTTACCAGAAGACATACAAGCATTTTATAATGGTGAAGAAGATTTGCTGGGATAAATAAATCATAGCAAATAGTATAGAAGCAGTAATACAATGCCTCTGAACAAATTAGATTCCATTATTAAGAACACTGAGGGTCGTATATTATATGTAAGTCCTTCGGATTTGGACTCAACTGATAGTATTAGTAATCAGGGTAATTCACTCGCAAGACCCTTTAAAACTCTTCAGAGAGCATTATTAGAGTCTGCGAGATTTTCTTATGTAAAAGGGAATAATAACGATGAGGTAGAGAAGACTACAATTCTTTTGATGCCTGGTGAGCACATAATTGATAATAGACCAGGATACAGTATTGATAGTTCTGGGGGTGTGACACTACCAAATGGTAGTTCTGGTAGTGTTCCTTCTCTTACATTAGACTCCAATTTTGATTTAACACAAGAAAATAACGATCTCTATAAATTTAATAGTGTTTATGGTGGTGTTATTGTTCCACGTGGAACATCAATTATTGGTTTAGATTTAAGAAAAACCAAATTAAGACCAAAATATGTTCCAAATCCAACTGATGATTCTGTAGATAATTCTGCAATTTTTAGAATTACTGGTGCATGTTATCTCTGGCAATTCTCTATTTTTGATGGGGACGAATTTAGTACAGTTTATACACAACCAACTAATTTTGGATTAAAATCTACACCAACATTCTCTCACCATAAACTCACAGTATTTGAATATGCTGATGGTGTAAACGATGTTGGTACAAAAGGTCTCACAGATCTTGAAATGTATTATGCAAAATTATCAATCGCATATGCATCCGGATCTGGTAGAGCAGTTGATAGTGATGATGTATTCACAACAAATCCTGATGGATTTACATCTAGAAGGCCAGAATATGAAATAGTTGGTGCTTTTGCTGCCGATCCAATCACTATTACAGAAATCAAATCAGGTGATGGTGGAGCAAATCCATCAAGAACGATTACTGTTACAACACAAGAACCTCATGGTTTAAATGAAGGTACTCCAATTCGTATTGAAGGAATAGGAGATTCTCTTTATAATGTTTCAACGAAAGTTTCAAATGTTAGTGAAAGTAATAATAAAGTATTTTTCTATACTTTAGAATCTGATATACAGTTCATAACACCAAGTTTCACAAATCAAGGAACAGTCACGATTGAGACAGATACTGTTTCTGGTGCTTCTCCTTATATCTTCAATATCTCTATGCGTTCTGTATGGGGTATGAACGGAATGCACGCGGATGGAAGCAAGGCAACTGGTTTCCGTTCAATGGTTGTTGCACAATTTACTGGTGTATCTCTTCAGAAAGACGACAGAGCATTTGTAAAATATAGTAAATCAGGTCGTTTATATGAAAATAGTTTTTATTCGGTAGGAACAACACAAACTGGTTCAGATTTATCCTCAAAATCTTCATCAAGTGGAGTTGTTTATCACTTAGATTCTGATGCAATCTATAGAAAAGGATGGGAACAGTCACACATTAAAATTTCCAATGATGCAATCGTTCAGGTTGTTTCTGTTTTTGCAATTGGATATAACAAGCATTTTGTTGCTGAGAGTGGAGGAGATGCCTCTATAACAAACTCAAACTCTAACTTTGGTCAGTTATCCTTAGTTTCTGAAGGATTCAAGAAGGAGGCATTTGAGAAGGATAATAAAGCATTTATTACACACATTATTCCACCAAGAGCAATTGAATCTACAGAGGAAGATATTGATTGGTTGACTCTTGATCAAGATGCATCAAATACTTCAACACGATTATATCTCTTTGGATTTACAAATGAAAGTATAAAACCACCAGTTCTTACACAGGGATATCGTGTTGGTGCAAAGGTAGGGGACAAACTTTATCTTGGAAGTGATTCGGCAGATATTGTGATGCCAAGTGGAGCATCATCGTTTGAAGAATATTCTGTTGGAGCACCTACAACAAATACATTTACAGTTTCTGGTGGAGGGACTCATAATTTAACGACTGGTGAAAAAGTTGTTATTATTAGTGATGATGGAGATTTACCAGAAAATCTTAAAACAAATACAGTATATTATGCAATTGCCGATAATAATACAACAATCAAACTTGCAGCATCAGAAGCAGAAGCAAATAATGATGAGCAACTTACCGTTTATGGTGGAACCAACTTAAAAATCATCACGAGAGTTTCTGATAAAGTTGCAGGAGATTTGGGACATCCAGTTCAATGGGATGGAAGTCAGTGGTACATCAATGTAAGTTCTAGTGAAAATACTATTACTTCACAACTTACCGGTTCTGGTGCAACAGAACCAACTACAATCAAAAGAACATCAGATAATAGAAGTCTTGATGAGAAAATTTACAAACTTAGAGTTGTAGTTCCGAAGCAACTTTCAAACGCAAAAACACCAGAACCGGGATTTATTTTACAAGAATCCAGCACCACTGGATATGTTGGAGCTGCTGATACAAATAGAACTACTATTGATTCTACAAATTATGATTGGAATCGTAATCCAAGATTTATTAAAACTTGTTCTTTCTCATCACCAACAGTAACAGTCGTAACAGAACTTCCACATAATTTAAAAACGGGAGATTCTGTTATTATTAAAAATGTAACCGATAGTAGTTCTGCAGGCAATGCATACAATGGAACTTATGATGTTATGGTTGTTGATGATTTAACATTTAAATATACTTCAACAACAACACCAGGTACATTCACAAATGATGTAAATGATCGTTCAATCTCTCTTCCAAGATTTGAAAGAAATGATTTCAAATCAAATCTTTATGTTTATAGAAATGAATTTATCTCTGAATATGATGATGGAGAAAAGAATGGAATTTATCACGTCTATCTATTGAATGCAAATAATGCAATTCAAAATGAATTTACAAATCTCAAATATAGTCAAAATGTATCTGACTTATATCCACAACTTGATAGAGACAATCCTAACGATAATCCAAATTCCGCAAAAACTTATGCACTAAGGTCTCCAATCGGAGAAGTTCAGACGAATGATCTTAAAAAGAGTATTACAAAAGAGAGTATTGATTCTTTACTGACAACATTAGGTGTTGGACTTGATATTTCTTCAGTTGCATCATCTTCAGGTATTGCGACAGTCACATTTGACAGGAATCATGAATTCGGTAGTATTGTAACTTATACAACTCTTAATGGTGGAAGTGGACACACAAACGGAACATATTATAATGTAAAACTTTATAATCAAATTGGACTGGTTGATTGGGATGGTGCAACTGCAAAGGTGGTTGTTTCTGGTGGTAGTGTAACTGAGGTAGATATTATTTCTGGTGGTTCTAATTATACTGATGGAGAACAACTTTATTTTGATCCCACAGTTATTGGTGGATCCGCAAGTGCCAACATTTTAATATCAACTTCTAGTATTTCATCACCAGTTGGAAATACAATTCAATTTACTGGTGTTGGAACATCAACCGATACATATCATCGTATTAGTGCAGTTACAGGAAGAAATAGTGTTTCAATTGCAAGAACATCTGGAGATCCTGGAATAACATCAGATCATTATGCACTGATTACTGGTCCTTCGGTTGGATTTACTGCTTCTGGAGATACTATTACTGCAACAGGTCATGGGTTAGTTGTTGGTAATAAGTTTAGATCAATTGATAGTAGTAACAATAATGTGGGTGATTACATTGTAGATACTGTAGTTGGTATCAATACCTTTACAGTATCTGGAGGTATTGGAGCAGCATCAGGATATATTCTGAAGCATGGATTGTCTTCTAATGAAGGTGTATCTGATAAGTCAAATGAAAATCTCAAATCTAGAGCATTTACCATTTATGATGGTGAGACAATGACTCTCTCTGAATCTGGTGGTCTCAATTCATCAGATACTCAGTTTAAAGTTATACATTCTGGTATTGGAACAATGGCAAGATTCCCACTGGGATCTTACATTCAGATTGATAATGAAATCATGAGAGTTTCAAATGATACTCTACAAGGTGTTAATAGTGACGAGATAGTTGTTATTCGTGGAGCACTTGGTTCAAAACCAGATACTCATGAAGAAAATTCAGTTATTCATAAAGTTAAGATTCCTTCAATTGAATTCCGCAGACCATCAATCCTTCGTGCTTCTGGACATACTTTTGAATATCTTGGATATGGTCCTGGAAACTATTCCACAGGACTTCCACAGGTTCAAAATAAAACGATTACAGAAAGAGAAGAATTTTTAGTTCAATCACAAGAAAGATCATCAGGTATTGTTGTTTATAGTGGAATGAACAACAAAGGTGACTTCTTTATTGGAAATCAAAAGAAATCTTCCGCAACTGGTGAAGAAACAACATTTGATACTCCAATTCCAACAATCACTGGCGAAGATCCATCAAGACTAAGTGCAGTTTTTGATGAGATTACAATTAAAGAAAGATTAGTTGTAGAAGGTGGTGATTCTGGACAGGTTCTTTCTCAGTTTGATGGACCAGTTACATTCTCAAAAAATGTAAAAATAAAAGGTGATTTAAATGCAGAACTCATTGAAATATCAAACATTAAAGTATCAGATAAGATCTCTTCACCAATTGGAAGTAATCTTGATATATGTCCTCCAATTGGTTCAACTGTTGCAATTTGCACAAATACAACAATTACTGGTATCTTAAGTGTAACTGATGACATTACTGCATTCTGGACCTCTGATGAAAGATTGAAAGATAATATTGAAGTAATTGAAGATCCTCTTTCTAAGGTTCTTTCCATTAGTGGTAATACTTTTGATTGGAATGAAAAATCTAATAAGTCAGGTCATGATGTTGGATTAATTGCACAGGAGATTGAGGAAGTATTGCCAGAAGCAGTCACAACCAGAGATAATGGATATCTTGCAGTTGATTATCATAAGGTCGTTCCACTGCTTGTAGAAGCAGTGAAAGAACTATCGGGTAAGGTTGATGAACTTCAACAAAAACTACAAGATAAATAACTAAAAAGTATATAAGATGGCGAATAGACGCAAAGCATTTAATTTTAGATCTGGTCTCCAGGTCGATAATGATAACTTTGTAATTAACTCAAATGGTCTGGTGGGGATTGGAACATCAATCCCTTCCGGATATCTTTTGAATGTTTATGGTGATAAAGGAGTGAGAATTACTGGACTTACTACTACTAATAATGTATATGTATCAGGTATTCTCACAGCAACTAATGCAGATGTTGGTATCCTTACTGTATCTCAAATTAATGTTGGAAGTTCCGGATTAGTTAGCAATTTAATTGGATATGCAGTTACTGATGCTTGGATTATTTCACCTGGTAATGTAGGTCTTCATACATTGAATAGTGTTGGTGTTGGAACAACAGCAAAGTCTGAATACATATTAGATGCTCTAGGAAATGTAAACATAACTGGAGATTTAACGGCAACCAATCTTAGTGGGTCATTAGCAGCAACAGATATATCGGGAACTCTTACAAATAATCAACTACCAAATAGTATAAGTGCATCATTTACTGGAGATTTAACAGGAACTGCAACAACAGCATCATCTCTCTCTGGAACTCCTAATATTTCAGTATCTAATATAGATGCTTCAGGAATTATAACTGCAACTACAGGATTAAATGTAGGTACTGATTTTAATGTACTCAGTAGTGGACGAGTTGGTATTGGAACAGAACTTCCAACATCAGAACTTCAAATTAGAAAATCATCAGGATCTCTTTTAGAAGTTGTTTCTGATAGTGGTCAATCGAGAATTAGTATTGGACAATCTGTCGGTGTTGGTAATAGTACTGCCGTATTAAGATTTGGAAATTCTGATAAGTCTTTTGATATTATTAATAGAGATACTGGACATATTAACTTCTATTTACATAGTGGAACTGGTGTAGGTAATACAGGTGATTATAGATGGTATTATGGAAAGAATTTAGGATCACCATTAATGTCTTTAACATATGGTGGAAATTTGGGATTGGGAAAAACAAATCCAGATAATACACTACATGTTGTCGGAACTTCTACAATAACAAGTACTGCTTATTTTGGTGGAGATATAAGAGCGAAGAAAATTTATTTTACGGAAATAGAAAATGGAGGAATTGTTAAGAGCAATACAAACATTACAAGTGGAATAAGTACATTTTATGATGTTGAAATAAGTAATAGTTTAGGAATTGGTACTGATATTCTAGGTACTAATAAGTTTAAAATAAAAGATGGTCTTGAATCCAATTTAGGAACTAAAGTTTCTACTGGAACGGCAGTTGTTGCTGATACCAACTATTTTGCAAGTAATTTAGGTGCAGATAGTGCAGAACTAAAAGTATATGGAAACTCTTATGTTGGATCTGATTTATATGTAAGAGGAAATTTTTATGGAAACTTTAGTGGTACTGCTACAGGATTAACTGGAACTCCAAATATTGAAGTAGGAATTGTAACTTCTAATAGTATAAATTCTACGGGAATTGTAACTGCTAATGATGGATTTACAAGTGGAGGACCAGCAGTTGAAATAACTGTTACTGGATCTACATTGACTTTCACCGTAGTTGGTGTGGGAAGCACAAGTTTAAATTTAATCTAAAATAAAATGGCAGTTTCTGTTACGAGATCTGGTCCTTACTATTCAACCGGTTCAATATCTTTTAGTTCTCTTAGAAATAATTTTAGAGCACAAAATATTGATGGAACCTTTGATTCGGACAATTTACCCATAAAAGCTTCCGAATTAAGAAGAAAAGTAGATATAAGTGAAGAAAATGCCGTAGTTCCTGATTCTGTGGAGAATGAAAATATTTCCATACTTAATAACTTAAGTTTATCTGATTTTAGAGGATCTGTCAAATTTTATAAAATAAATCAATCAGGTACTGATGATAATAATGGAGATGATACAAGTCCTGGATTAAATTTATCTACTTTATCAAATTTTTATTGGATTAATAACTTAGGAAAAAATATTAAGAAAGATATTACAATATCTGGAACTATTGGTTCATATTATACTATTCAACCCGCATTAAGTTTAATTGGATCTTTATGTAATGTCACTTTTAATGTGACTAATACTGGAAAAATATATGGTGCTGGTGGTCAATATGGAATAAATTCTGGAAAGGGTGGAGATGCCTTTGAATTGGTAAATAATATTTCAAATACGGTTTATGTGAATCTAACTTCCACTTCTAGAATTTGGGCTGGAGGTGGTGCTGGTGGAAGAGGTGGTGATGGTGGTGATGGTGGAACTGGTGGAACTGGAGGTTCTTATCCATTAAGTCAAAGAAATCCTGGATCTGGCGGTTTGGGAGGCAATGGTGGTAATGGTGGTAATGGTAGGGGATATGAGCAAGTATTATCCAATGGATTATCTGGAAGTTTAGGTTCTAATGGTTCTTCTGGAGAAACTTTAGCAGGAAGTGATAAAGCAGGTATTGCAGGTATTGGTTCTACTTCAATTTTTTATAGATTTCCACAGTATGTAGGAGATAATAGTAAAGTTACTTTTAGTTCCGGAAATGGTGGAAGAGGTGGTGATGGTGGTGATGGTGGATCTGGTGGAGATTGGGGACAATCTGGAAATACAGGAAATAGTGGAGATTCTGGTATTACTGGAGTCCCATCCTCTAGTTCATTATTTTTACGTGTAAATACTACGAGTGCAAGTGGAATTGGTTATACTGGATCTTATGATGCTTCTCATACTAATAAAATTTATATCAGGTCTCTAATAGATGTAGATCAGGGTGGTACTGGAAGTTTCAGTGGAACTATTAGCACTTCTGTCTCTTCTGGATATTATGGACCTGTAGAAAGTTATGATTTAAATATAAGTGAAGATTTAAATCCAAATGGAATTTATGCTAATGGATCATCAATGTATGTTGATGATGATGGTGCTTCTGGAGATGATGCTAATGATTTAATATTAAATTTTGACGGACAAAATGGCAATGTATTTTTCATATACACATCATTTAATGGTACAGATGGGGAAGAAGGAGAACAAGGTGCAGAAGGAGGATTATCTGGTAGAGCAATCTTTGGAACAAACACTTATGAAATCTCTGGACCAGAAAGTGTAATTCTTGGAAGGACTTGACAAGACTCTAAAAACCCTGTAGACTACCTTTGTCTGGGTTGGAGATGAGAGACTAAGCTTTTATAAGACACTTTAAGAACCGTCCACTGGGTCGCACTGTCGACAGTTTTCTGCTATAATAACAAGGTATTCGAGAGACACCTGATGACCACCATCACTCTGCGTCCCCATCAGAAAGAAGCAGTCAATGCGATGTGGGATAACAACAAGGGTCAGGTTATCATCCCGACTGGTGGTGGCAAGACCATTTGTATGATTCAGGATCTTATTCATCAACACGCTGTTCCTTGTGGTCAGACCACAGTTGTTGTTGCTCCACGTATTCTGCTTGCAGAACAACTTTGTAGTGAGTTTCTTGAGTTGATTGATACTTCTCACACTCACATTATGCACGTTCATAGTGGTGAGACTCACCACTTCAGCAGCACTAATCCTTCAAAGATTCATTTGTTTGCTAACACTGCACGTACTGCTGGTGAGAATGTTATTATCTTCACCACTTATCATTCTCTGCATCGTCTGATTGATGCAGATATTGAAGTCAACACCATTTATTTTGATGAAGCACATAACTCAGTTCAACGTAACTTTTTCCCTGCTACGGAGCACTTTGCTGCTGACTCTAATCGGTGTTACTTCTTCACTGCTACTCGTCGTACTTCTGCAACTATTTTTAAACCCGGTATGAATGATACTGAGGTATATGGTGATGTAATTTATCGTGTTCCTGCCACCAAACTGGTTGATGGTGGTTATATTCTTCCTCCTCAAATCAAAGCAAAAAAGTTTGAGGTTCTTAAAGCAAATGAAATATCTGCCGACCGTGACTGCAACAATATTGTAGAAACTTTAGAAGAGAATAACACAAATAAAGTTCTTGTTTGTGTCAAGAGTGCTAAACAACTTATTAATCTTATGTCGCAAACTGATTTTACTATGCGACTGAATGATATGGGATATTCTTTTCTTTATATCACTTCAAAAACAGGAGCGATTATTGACGGTCAAAAAGTCAATCGTGAGGTTTTCTTTAATACTCTGAATGCTTGGGGCAAAGACCCCTCTAAGAAGTTTGTTTGTCTCCATCGATCTATTTTGAGTGAAGGTATTTCTGTTAATGGTCTTGAGTCTGTTATTTTTCTCCGCAATATGGATGTAATTGAGATGACTCAAACTATTGGAAGAGTTCTTCGCACTGCTCCTAATAAAACCTACGGACTTTGTGTTGTTCCTGTTTATTCGCAGGTTGGTATTGCTACGGAGAAACGTATGCAGAATGTTGTTGATACTATCTTTGGGAAAGGTGAGATGCTTGATAGTGTAGTCAAACGATAGATAAATGAGGACTCAGACCCACCTAGAAGGCACCTAAAATGCTTTTGAGGGTGTATGTATGCTATAACTGCCAAGTCCGTTCAGGCAGTCGTTGACACCGTGTTCAAGCAGGGTGAACCTGCCATCTCTGTCGTCCGTCGTTGAGGTCATTATGAAAAAACTATCACCATTTGAAAAAGCAACAGAAAGATATCAGAATGCTCAAAAAATGATGTTTGTGAAAGAACAATTAAAAAAAGAATTACCTCCTCGTGGTAGTGCTGCTTATAGATATTTTTCTGATCCAGATAAAAATCCACCATCATATTATAGTCTTGTGGAAAGTATTGATAATATGTCTCTCGAAGAATGTAAAAATCATCCCGCTTGGAACTGGTATTCAAATGTAGGTTGGGTGTAAAATGAAAACTACTATTGATCTGGTTCAGGAACTTCGTTCTCTTCCTGATGCCATTTACCAAAATTTCTGCAATCAGGCAAAGATGGTGGCACTGGAGTACCCCTCTGCACATGGAATTGATTGTTTTGCCCGTGGTGAAACAATAGAATATGGGTTCATTGACATCGTAGGGCAGTATATTGACCTGAAACCTAACAAGAAGGAAGATTTCAACGATCCTGATAGTACGTACTATCTAGAGCACCTGACCGACGTGAAAACGCAAGGAAATGGGTTTTTACCACGTAAGGACAAGAAAGCTCTGTTTTATTCTAAACAATGGGACATTAAAAAGACTGCTAGTGGTGCATCACAATTTGAATCTAAGGCACATTCATACATTTTGATTGATCCGATTTGTGCTCGCATTGCAGTGGTAGATACTAGTGTTTTCTATCGCAAACCATTTCGCAATAACTCTGCACGTATTTCATTCAGTGTAAAACCACAGGATGTTTATATGATCTATGATGGTATTAGCAGTGTGATTGATGCTTCGATTGTTCCCGATCCTAATGCAATCTATCGTGAAATTTGGAAGAAGGCAGGAGATAAACTAGAAGCACTGACCACCTGCTGAACTGGCACACTGCCTTCCCACACTCCTCTCACTCTGCTATAATACTAAAGTAATCAAAGGAACACCACCATGAAGTGCAAAGTCAAACTCTACATTGCCGGAACTGTTATCACTGAAACCGTTCATGCCCGTGATTATCAAGAAGCACGTCAAGTTGCATTGGCACGTAATCCTAACGCACAAGTTGTAAGTGTGAATGCTTCATTTTTCTGATGAGTAATTTTCTCAAACCTCATATACCAAATCCAGGAATCCTCAATCCAAAGGTTGGGGATCCTTTTGGGTATGTGTCAAAGGACGGAATGTGGGCTGCGATTCCTTGGATAGGGAAAAAAGGGTTCTGTATTATACATAATGGTAGGCAAGTGCATTCTGTGACAACGTATAAACAGGCACTTGCATATATCAAGAAATCGTCTAAAGTAAAGAAAACATCATCTCTTGAGGAGTTTCTATGACAGATAAAGAACAGAAACGTCGTGATGCATTGGGTCTTTTTTATGAGAGTGTTCTCAAACCAGACCATCAATTGCGACAATGTTCTCACAATCAACAATGTTTCTTTGAGTTGATGGAATGGAGAGCAGAAGTTCTTGAATATCTTGATCGTCGTAGAAATGAGGAGTTTCACTGATGACTTCCCAATACATTATACTTTTAATATTTGGGACAGTTCTTTATTTTGTAGTCACTGATGAAAGTGTTGCCGCAGCATTTTATTATGCTGTAAGATTAATAAGGTCAAAGGTTGATTATAGAATATGGTGGTTAAAGAATGACCCATCAAATCCAATTGTAAAACATCTCATATATCGTAGAAATCTTAAACTTGCAAAAGAACTCAAGGCAAAGATTGATAAGCATTATGAGGAAAATAAATAATCAGATAGGGAAAAAGATACTATGTTATCAACACAATACCGACTGAAGTTGGAGTTCATTTGTAAGTGTATTGCAAACGGGGAAGAGGTAAAACTTGAAGATATTGTTTGGGCACAAAAACTTGCTAAAGCAAATACAAGTGCCCGTGAGATGTTGAAAAAAGCACGTCGTCAATCTGCTGGAGATATACAGGAAGGTAGTATTGATGATTTTTGTAATCGGATGGGATTAGGAGACCCCGACCCATCCAATTATAAGATGGGGTTTGATACTGCAGATGAAATTGCAGACTGGTTTAAACAAGATCGTAGTGATGATTGGCGCCAACGTGACTGAAAAACTTACATCCGAAACTTATGAAAAGATGAACGAAGAGTT